TAACGACCTGATTGATGTCTCAATGCGCTGTAGCTCATCTTGGAAGTATCTCCTGATACCTTCCTCGATAACTGGGTACTGTGTTCTGGAGTAAGTCTGAACGACCACATTGGTCTTATCGTTTACAGCCATAGTTATCTCCTGCCTGTCGCAGTGACCTCTAGGTCAAACCCTGATATTTCAAAGTCCTTATTGTCATTCAATGTGACCTTGTAAGACAGGTAGCGACCAGCGGCTCTACTGTCGATCTTGTGATCTGTAGATACATCAAAAGTAACTGCTGACTGATACGTGGGTGTAGACCTCGGTATGTCAGATGCACCAAACTGGAAGTTCATGGTTGTATCATTGGTGTTCACAGTATCAGCCTGTGGGTAGATACGGGTACACACAACGTACTGGGAAGCACCCAGACCAGCTTCATCTAGGTCGAGACCCGTGCGTTCTAGGTACACAGGCTTAGTGGCTTGTGTGTCCAGATCAAAAGCAATCTGTCCTGCATCTGATACATCGATGCCATATAGTTTATCTGAGGTGATACCATCGGCACTTAGGCTCTCACCTACCATCAGGGTATGACGGTTGAATGAGTCTTCCTGCTGGTAGTAGGTGCCGCCTGTGAGGGCATAGGATGTACTACTTGTGGCATAGGTAGCCACTGAGTTTACGTTAGCTATGGTGCCACTGGATACGTTAGGTAAATCCATGAATGACCATGTGTTATTACGGTAGTTATAGACTGCCGCCCTGTTACATCTGTCTGCATTAGGAAATGCTACGTATTCATCACCAGACTTATAGCAGAAGTATATCTCGTTTAGTGTCGGGTTGTGCTGTACGAAACACCTATCGGAATCTTGGTTGTTGATGCTTGAGTATATGAAGTTCTTTACTCGTTCATCACATATGGATTGCTTGGATGTACCATCGTGGGTGTAGATGTCAAAAGCACCAAAGACAAAGTGTTTACCCTCTACTTCGACAACACAGTTCTGGTTAATAACACCAGCATCTGTAAATAGCTTACGGAAGTTAAAGATAAAGGTTCCACCGACAAACTCCATCATCCACACTTGATCACTAGCGTAGATAATAAAGTTAGTACCTAGGGTGGCACCATCGATGATCTCAGTCTTAATCTGTACCAGATCGTTAAAGCCAGCAGACTTAGTTGTATCTGTTTCATCCCAGCTATCAGGTATTGAGTTAGCTGTAACTAGGTTACTAAAGCGAACACGGGTTGGGTAGTATGAAGTACCCTCTGTCATGTTCATAGCTATCAGGAAGTCACCGTATGACCTAAGTGATGAGGCACGCCAGTTGCTATCCCAGTTAGTTAGGTCAGCAAAGTTAGTACCTGTGCTTAGGCGGTACACTGGAACTCTGTCTGGTCTGTTTAAGTAAACTACATCAGCAAGTGAGGTGCCTGTGTATGGCCTAGGGTCATCAGAACCAGATATGGAACCAGACCTGTTACTTACAGTACCCGAAGCATACTCGTTGATTAACCATGAGTTCGACAACATCAAGGTGGTATCGAAGCCACTAGAAGGAACAATGCCGTAAGTAAACCTAGGAGTAAAACCTAGGCTATCTTTGATCTTACGGAAGATAGGCGCACGTAACACCTTGCCTTCATCAAAGCGTACATTGAAAGCCTTATTGAAAGCATTGATGGGGATGTTGTACGGGGATACATCTGTAACAACTCCAGTGTCACCTAGGTCACGTATGGGTAGGATCGCCATTAGCTTTAGTTCCCTTCCAGATGTAACTGTTCGTTTTTAAGTAACTCGGTGTTCTTTATGTTCTGTGTGACCATCTCATTACGGAATGACTCGACAGCCGCCCCTGTAGACCTAGACTGCTGTGCGTTCTCAATCATGAGTATAGGTAGCCAAGCCATAGAACACCCCCACTCCTCTGTGGGGTCTCCTGTGTTTGGGTTATGCCCTTGTATCTTCATGAACCACGCACAGTCGAATTGACGACAAGGATTGAAGCTATCTAGTGGACAGTTCTGTTTTACCTCTAGCTTCATGAGTTCTAGTCTCGTGTCGCAATGATCACATCTACGTAGGCTACAGCTAGATCAATAGATGTACCTGAGAAGGTGCTAGATACAGCAAGTGTACCTACGCCGTGAGTGTGACCTGCGCCACCACCAGTATCGCTGGCTGTGATGTCTAAGAAACCTGAGATGCTAGTTGATGTACTACGAGCTGATCCATGTGGGAAATGACCACCGCCACCACTTCCATCATCACGCTTGTATGTACCTGTGATAGAGTGGGAGTGAGCTGGCATCTCGTTTACTGAGATAGCATGAGAGGCAGTGGAGCCAGCCACGGTGTTACTGATGGAACCAGCAGGGGTGATACTGGAGAATGCAGATGAGAACCCAGCGGAACCGCCAGAACCGACAGTACCTGATACAACGCGGAGTGCCTTGTCGTTACTAGAGGTGTCCTTAGTCCAGCCTGTAGGGGCTGTGGTCTGCTGGAATAGCATCTTGGTGCCTGTGGCAAAGGCTGTTTCCAAGGCTGTTACACGGGCGTCTATGCCGTTGAGTACCGTGTGGGTGGCTGTCATGGCTCCAGTGATATTAGGGAAGGACGCTAGAACTGTAGCCTTGATGAGTCGCATGTGGTCGTCTGCTTGAGCCAGACCATCAGTTGCTACTGGGTTGGTGGCTACAAGGCTGTTTATATAGGTGCCTGATTCTAGTGCCATTTAAGGGGTTTCCTTTTGTTTTCTCTGGGGGAGTCCTCTGTTGAAGAAGGTCGGAACAACAACAACAACGCGGGGCTTTAGCGGCTTTTTGGAATTGATCTGCGCGACAAGGCCACGGGGGTGCCAAAAGTGGGCAGGAGTCCCAACCACCTGGTCAGTGTCTGGTAAGCTGTTGGTTTTGTTGATGCTTTTGTGATGCCGATGTCGCATCGGCTGGCTGATCCTATGAATACCTAGGTGACATTAAGCCATTTAAGGAGCGACAAAACAGAATTATGTCTGTGGTGGAGTAATACCTCTTTTAAGAACAAATCGGGAGCTGACTACTTAGGTTGATCTAGGTTATCTATATACCTAGGTGATCTAAGTCCTATTGTTCTTATCTTTAGTGGTACTGACTATAGTGAACTTACTTACATATGATTACCTAGGTACTACCTATTAATACATACGTTTTTATCTAAGAGGTGGACACAAAACTTACTACGTGTTTCTCTAAGCTGTAGGCTTGTGGAGAGGCTACTCGATAACCTGAAGCCCCCACAGGTCTACACCTTGCAAAGCGCAGGATGACCAGCCGATCTGCTTTTGTGTCGCCATTTGTCATTTAGTGGTTGCACATATTGTCTATTTCTGATCTAACAGTATCAAGCAAGGGTTTTTCCTTGGTGGTTCCCGATTTGTAATCGGGCGGTTGGGAGTTCGAGTCTCTCCGCCAGCACCACTAAGGCATATGTTTTTATCCCTTGCGACATTCAATCGCAGGAGGATACTAGCGATGACTTATGATTACGGATTAGAAGCCCTCAAGTTAGCTGATAAGGCTGACCTTTTCTTTGACATCTACTATGCTGATGATGATCCATCGTCGGATGAGCCAGCTTACTCAGGTAACGACTCACGCAAGGCGTGGGCTGAGGCGACAGCTTGCGACTCAGCTACGATCTACTTCGAGGCTGACGACAGCTTTATATCGTTGGTTCATGGTAATGATCCAGACGAGACAATCAGCAATCACTCATCAACAGGAATAGCCGCATTGATCTGCGCGCAGGTTCTTGGGGGAGTGAGAGCATGAACACTCAAACAGCAACCACACAATCAGCACCAGTCGAGGCCAAAGCCTCGGCGGTGTCTATCTCTATCTTTGCTAACCCATACGATATAGAGGCAGGTGGCTTCTACTTCTCAAGCGTTATGGAGTTCCAACAGAAAGCCAAAGGTCGGACTAATAATTATGGACAGCCTGTTGAAGAATACGGTTTCGACTTCATCGATGGTTCACCGCTTGAATGTGCTTTGGCTAAGGCTCTTGGTTCAGACCTTGGCAACCTTGCTAAGTTCTTCGAGGTTGTCGAGACTTGGACTGATGACCAGATCATTAAGGCTTGCATTATGTTTGGTGAGGGTATCATCGGATCTGGTGAGTGGCACGACTACGAAGCCAGCGATGGAGATGATCTTGAGCTTTATGAAGATATGTCTTTCACCGAGCTTGCTGAACACTTTGTTGATGAAGGTTTATTCGGTGACATACCAGAACATCTAGCTGGGTACATCGATTATCAAGCGATT